AACTGTACGAGTCGCTTCGGGGTTTGAGTGCTTTTTTACTTTCCGGTGGGGGCTTACTATTTAAAAACAAAAACAGAAAAGATGAAAGTAAAAATTAAAGACCTTTATCCAAATCCGTATAGGGATATGGATAATTACCCGATAAATCGGGAAAAAGTTGAAACCTTAAAAGCGTCAATAAAACAGACGGGATTTTGGGATAACATTGTCGCCAGAAATATAGACGGCAAAATTCAAATTGCTTACGGACACCATAGATTGACCGCACTTCGTGAGGCTCTGCCGTGGGATACTGAAGTTGATATACCTGTAAAAGAATTACCTGATAGTGTAATGATTCAGATCATGGCTAATGAGAACATGGAGGAATATAGAACTGGCCCTGCTATTATTGACGAAACTGTAAGGGTTGCAAAGAAATATCTTGAGGAACATCCTGAGGAACTCGGAAGTCATGGGAGCCGTGGACCCCATGAGGTTGGCTTTAAAACTATATCAAAATTCCTCGGTTGGCCTGAGAGCCGTGTGTCCTATTCGCTTGAACGGCTCAATCTTGAAAAGTTGGGAATGGTAAATAGACAAGCAATAAATAAATTGCCTACTGAAAGAAGTGCAAGGGATTTTGTAAAGGCTGCTCAGAAATGGGAACTGCCAGTAGAAGAACATGAATCAGTAGTTGATGAAATAATGCGTACTGAAAACTATGGTTTTGATCAAGTTGAAAAAGTAGTATCAGAAGCTAAATATAAGAATAAACCTAAAGAAAGAAAGGAGGAATATGAAAGAGAAGTAAAGATAATTCAGTTTAATAATTATTGTGTTAGCGTGTTCGGAAAGTCAGTTGATCTACATAGGCAATTAGATATATTGATTGAACACAAAGAACAATTTAATTATTTATCAATGAGCGATGTTAAAGATGCAAGGACAAGATTAGAAATGCTATCATCTTTGAAAAACCTTGCCGGAAGAATTAACAAACTAATAGACTTGATAAAAAATGAAAACAACATCAATTAAAAGAAGAATTTTAAACGTATTAGTCCAATATAAGGACAGAAGTTATTTAACTATTTCTGAAATTGCAGAACTTTCATACGGTTCTGCTTATATCAGAGATACTAAGAGACATCTTGATGCCTTGGTAAGGCGAAATATCTATTCAGTAATGGATTTAGCTATTGAAAATGATATGATAATTTTGCCGGTAAAACAAAGGAATAAGGATTCAGGAGAAATAGAAAAGAAGATTGTAGGATATAAGATTGCAGGTAAAGAAGATTCAGAATACATAAGTCTTTTATTGGAAGACAAAGAGAAAAGAGCGAATGCTTATGTGTTGTCTTATAATAAAACTTTATCGGAACTTGAGGACAGAAAATTGCTTGTTAATGGCAAATATGAATTAAAGATGCTTCAGTAATCTTTATATTAATTACCAACCCTGATAACTATATAACATCAGGGTTGGTTTAAATCAAATGGAATGGCTAAGCGATTTACCGATACTAATAAATATAAGAAGCCCTTTATAAGGGGCTTGCAAGGGGCTTATAAATTATTTTGGGACTATCTCTATCATGATTGCGATCATGCGGGAATATGGATAGTTGATTTTGAAATTGCACAGCTATACCTGGGGCGAGACATGCAGGTAAATAGAGACGATGCTCTAAAGTATTTTAATGAAGGAGAAACGAGAATAATTGAATTTGATAATGCAAAAAAATGGTTAATAGTTCCATTTATTCAATTTCAATACGGTGAATTAAATGAGCAAAACAGGGTTCATGCTTCCGTTATAATGGAGTTAAAAAAGTCAGGGATAGACAAGGGGCTTATAAGCTCCTTGTTAGGGGCTAAGGATAAGGATAAGGATAAGGATATAGATAAAGAAGAAGAAAAAAGAAAGCGGAAACCTTTTAAAAAACCAACAATTGAAGAGGTTAGAAAATATTTTCATGAAAACGGTTACAAAGATGAAATAGCTATAAAGGCATTTAATTCTTATGATACGGCAAACTGGTTTGATAGTAAAGGCGATCCTATATTGAACTGGAAACAGAAGATGATAAACGTTTGGTTCCGGGATGAACATAAGATTACTAAGTCCGAAATGGTTTACTAATGATAGTCAAGGAAACAAATAGCGGGTTTATGTATGAAATCAAGTTACCACAGAATGCGAGTGGTAACGTGAAGATAATATGTCCTGCCTGTACAAAAACACATTCCAAAGGTAAAGAGCATAATAAGGACTTATCATTTAATGTTGAGAGCAAGACGGGTAAGTGTCATAGGTGCGATGCGATATTTTATGTTCCGATAAAAAGGGATGATAAAAAGGTTTATGCCAAGCCGGAATGGAAAAACACAACCGATATTGATGATAATGTCATTAAATACTTTGAGGGGCGTAAAATTTCTCAGGCAACAATCCGATGGAATAATATTGTAAGCTCGGGAAGGGAATATATTGCCGGGAGTCAGGTGATGACAATTCAGTTTAACTATTGGCGAAACGGTGAACTTGTTAACATTAAATACCGGGACGCAAAGAAGAACTTCAAGATGTATAAAGATGCTGAATTGATATTTTTCAATATTGATTCAGCAAGAGGGGCAAGTGATATTATCATAACTGAAGGGGAATTTGATTGTTTGTCTTTACTTGAAGCCGGTTATAAATCTGTTCTATCTGTTCCTAACGGGGCAAAGTCTATTGATTTCATTGAAAACTGTATTGATGATATAGCTGAAGCAAAAAAAATAATACTTGCCGTTGATCAGGACGCACCCGGTTATAGTATGCGGGAAGAACTTGCCCGACGGTTAGGCATTGAAAGATGTTATAAGGTTGACTTTGGAGACTGCAAAGATGCAAACGAATATTTAATAAAATACGGTGCTGAAAAGTTACGGGAGGTTATTGATTCGTGTGAAGCCTTTCCGATTGAGGGTGTGTTTACGTCTGCTGACTTACGGGAAGAATTGGATCAGCTTTATTTTAAGGGATTGCCCGGAGGTGAACTGATAGACATACCGGAGTTTGATAAACTGCTCGCATGGCAAGCCGGAAGGGTTTACACGGTGACAGGTATACCCGGACACGGTAAGAGTGAGTTTATTGATTTTATACTTGCGAGGCTGAATATCCTGAAGGGCTGGAAACCGGGTTATTTCTCGCCTGAGAACTGGCCTATCGAATTACACATAAGCAAGATTGTTGAGAAGATAACCGGCAAGCGGTGTAACGCAACTGATATGCCCCGTAATGTATTTGATGAGGCGGTGGCATATATGGAGAAAAACTTTTATTTCATTCTTCCTGAAGAGGATTTCACCGTTGACAGTATCTTATCAAGGGCTTCCGGGCTTGTCGAGAGGAAAGGGATAAACGTACTGGTTATTGATCCGTACAACCGGCTCGAGCATAAGATACCCGTCGGTATGTCAGAGACACATTACATATCATCATTCTTTGACAAGATAGGCAACTTTGCCAAGCGTAAGAATGTGATGGTAATCCTTGTGGCACACCCGACAAAGATGAAAAAGGAGAACGGGAAATATGAGGTGCCTAATCTTTATGACATATCGGGATCGGCGAACTTCTATAATAAGACTGACTTTGGGCTTACTGTTTATCGTGACATGATAGAGGAAGTCATAAAGGTTTATATTCAGAAAGTCAAATTTAAACACTTAGGGGAAATAGGTTTTAGTACTTGGAAGTATAACATCAATAACGGGCGGTTTGCTGTTTATGATGGTTATAATGTGGCATGGGATAATACAAGCTATTTCAAACGTAATGGTCAGCCGGTAAAAGAGGAACTGATAAACTTTTATGAACCGATACACGAAGAACCACCATTTTAAAACTCAAACTATGGAAACACAAAACAAGCGAATCGAAAAGTACCTGTTATCCGGAAGGACGTTAACGCCCCTGGATGCTCTGTATAAGTTCTCCTGTTTCCGGCTGTCCGCCCGGATATGGGATTTGCGCAAGCGGGGCTTAGATATTGAGAGCCGGACAAAGAAGATAACCAGCAACGGGAAACAGAAATATGTAGCCGAATATAAACTCAAAAACTAACTATGGAAACGCTTGAACTTGAATTACAACAGGCTCAACTTGATATTGAGGCAATGTTGATAATGGGTGCAACACCCGCAGAAGTGGCATTGAAAATGATTCAAACCCGAAGAATGACATCAACTACTTATGAGGGTGCAGATAAGCCCAAAACGCTTAAAAAAGCTGTTTGTGATGAATTTAAAATTTCAGAGGATTTGCTCTTTGTTAAAACCAGGAAGCGGGAAATTTCTAATGCTCGTCAGGTGTATGCTTATGTGCTTGTAAAAGCAAGGGGAATGAGCGACAAAGAAGTTGGCAGAATATGTGGACTTGACAGAACTACTGTAATATATTGCGTCAAGACTGTTGAGGGATTTTGCGAGACAGAAAAAAAATATCGTGAACTTATTCCGAGGCTTATAAAGGATGTTGAACTTGGATTTTTGGAGGTTTGAGCCGTAAGTATCTGGCTGTATTGCTTATAGGTGCTGTTATGCCCCGTTTTTCTTTGCGTTCTTATTTAGAATAAAAATAAATTACAAAAAAAATGAAAATAATTGTAAAAATATTTGGTGAATACAAAATATGTTTGTATATTTGTAGGGTAGTAATGAAGCTACAAACAAAAAACAAACAAAATGGAATTTACAACTACACTTAAAAAAGACTTAAAAGTCAAAAGTTTTGAAAAAGAAACAGACAAAGCAGTTTATGTAAGCGTTACCCGCTCAATTAGGGCTGATTCATGTGATAAGGACTTGAATAGAATTTTTGGGTACTATTTATTCAATGACAAAATGTGGATCCCAAAATCGCAAATAAACGATAACGTAGTAAGCAACTGGTTTGCTGAAAAAAATGATATAGTAACTATAAATTAATTTAAAAATATACAACTATGAAATCCGTAAAAATAAACAAAGATGGTTCTGTTTCAAGAAAAAGCATGAATAAAGTTTTAAGTTTACCCGAAGCTGGTTATGTTGCTTATTTTCAAGGAAACGTTAGACAATATTCAAAAGTTAGGGGAAATGATGATTTTGGATTTTATGCAATGAATCCAACTATTGCAGGTTGTCCATACGTGAAGGTTCAAAAAATAGATGAACAATTTATATTTTAACAAAGTGTTTTGGTTCTTAAATAAGCAAACAAACACTCCTGAAATATTCGGGAGTGTTTCCGCTATCTGTGCGAAAACAGAACTGAAAAAAGATGCTCTTTACTATCATTTTTCAAGGCTCAAAAGAATTGAATTTGAGAACGAAAAATACAGGATAGTTAAATGCAAGGTCGTTCGTGCTTTGCGTCCTTAAATGGGGCATAACGGGCGGCGGTATGGTGTCGGTTTGCCTTGCAGACTTTTTCGCCTTACCACCGCCTTTGATGGCAAACTGCACTATACCGCATGTTACCAACTGGCGGATTTTAACGCAGAAAGTTTGATTGAAACACAAAAAAAATAAAAACGAAGGGATGGGGAAAACTTCTTAATAGAGTGCCCAAAATTAAATACATAAATAAAATGAAAGTAGTAAATCACGTCAACTCGACCAATGATTACTCAATTTTTGCCCAAATTGAAGGCAATAGAGTAGTAAACAAATTACATGTTGAACGATTAAAAACATCGTTTCAAAAATCTTATCTGATGTCACCAATAATTGTAAACCAAAAGTATGAGATTATTGATGGTCAGCATCGTTTTAATGCCGCTAAAGCATTAGGTCTTCCAGTTAACTTCATTGTTATAAATGGATATGGACTTCGTGAAGTTCAAATGCTAAATACGAATATGAAGAACTGGAAGAAAGAAGATTACCTTCATGCTTATTGTGATTTGGGTTACGAAGAGTATTTGAAAATGAAACAGTTTATGCAAGATTTCCCTGATTTTGGAATTGCAGTTGCAGAACAATTACTAACAAATACAGTAGGGGGCGTCAATAATCGCGGTTATGCTGCAAAAATTGACGGCAAAACAACTGGGCGATTAAGGAATTTTCAGGAAGGAGAATTTGAAATACCTGATTTAGATTTGGCTTATGAAAATGCTGAGAAAATAATGATGTTTAAGCCATACTACGATGGATTCAATCGCGCTGTATTTGTTGCTTCAATGATTGGGATGTTTAAACATGAAAATTACAATCATTCACAAATGATTCAAAAAGTGAAAAACAATCCAACGGCTTTAACGCATTGCAGCAATGTAACGCAGTATAAGATTTTGATTGAGGAAATATACAATTTTAGAAGCAGGGAAAAAGTATCATTACGTTTCTAAATGCTTTTGAAAAAAGCAAAGCGGGTGGGGTTTTTATTTTTTTCTTCGATTAACCACCGAAGTTGATTAGATGGACTTCACCCGCTTGTTGGTAACGTTCGAGTGCTTGGCGAAGAAGCGGTTAAACAAGCCTAAGACTTCGATTAAGCACAGAAATAATAAATAAAAAACAAATTTTAAATTAATAACCGAACCCGCTTTTTTGCCAAACACTTGTTATGTGCTGGGCGGGTTATAAAACTAAAAATTATGAGCGGAGGAGCATTTGATTACAATCAGTACAAAATAAGACAAATATGGGAAGATATTCAACAAGAGTTGGATAAACAAGGGAAAGAAAAGCCTAAAGAAGATTTAAGATATTATGATAAAGAATACTTAGAAAAATATCCCGAAGAAAGATTTGAACACGTTTACAGAGAAGATGTACAACAGATTTTTAAAGAAGGGATTGAAATATTGAAAAAAGCTGAAATATATGCTCAAAGAATTGATTGGTATCTTTCAGGAGATGATGGAGAAGATAGTTTAGTTTCAAGGTTAAAATCTGATTTAGATGCACTTTCGTAGCCTTGCACATAACTGCTTATATATACACCTTTAGTAGACATACATGAAGAACTACGAACCACTAATGCTTTCCCATCTCCCGTGCAGGTTGCCAGAGGAGCAGAACTTATTGCCCGTTTAGTGGCTGATATTGCCCCTCAGTTTAAGTTTGTCCGGGTTCATTTTATAATTTGTTGATAAAAATAGATATAGATACAGTACTATTGTTAATCAATTATGAGTATCTTAGTAGTGGTTTTTTGTGGGTTGGGTTAGTGCAGGGGCGGGTGAGAGTCCCGCCCTTCTTTGAGTTCTTTACCATTGGTATGGAATCAACAAAGGTCTCAAACGCTGAACCAGCTAATCAGCGTTTTTTTTTTTTACCGAGCGATTTTTGTTGATAAAAATAGATATATATAGAACTATTGTTAATCAATTATGAGTATCTTAGTAGTGGTTTTTTGTGGGTTGGGTTAGTGCAGGGGCGGGTGAGAGTCCCGCCCTTTTTGAAAGTTCTTTGAAATCAAAATATTGTTTGTGTGAGGTGGCGGAAATAGA